GTTGCGCTCTCGGCTGAGCTGCAGAAAATGTATAAGCTGCAAGGCCAAGAATTTACCAAGGCACTTGAAGGTGGAAGAATCAGCGCTCAGGCTGTTGAGGTTGCAATTCAGCGCCTTACTGCTGCCGGTGGCAAATATGCCGATGGCGCTATCGCTCAAAGCGACACGCTAAACGGTAAATTCAGCACACTGAAAGATAACATCACAGGCCTCTCGCAGACGATCGGAACCGTTCTAGGTCCCGCAGTTAAAGCAATTCTAGATTTAGCTATCAATGTAATTGATACAATCAACAAGGCAATTAAGTTAGCCATCAGTGGTCCTCAGCAAGCGGAGGCTACAGCATCAATCCGCGCTGGGCAGTTGCCATTCGGCGGACCCGCCGCCATCGATCGCATCATTGGCGAGCAGCGTCGGCGAGCGCTTCAGAAGCAAGCTGGCGGCGCTTTTTTAGGTCTTGGTTTCAATGAGCAGAACTTCATCAAACTGCTACAGCAGCAGCCTGAGTTCTCCACTCGTGGACCACGGCGCGCTGCATTGCCAGCGATCCCTCCGCTGCTGCCTGGTCGCGCGTCGGGCAGTGATGCTGCCAACAAGGAAAAAGCAGCACAAAAACGTGCTGAGGCTGAGCGTAAGCGAATCGCGGAAGGCATAGCATCTTCGCGTGAATCACTAACGCAATCGAGGGCGGAACTGGCGATTCTTCGCGAAACTGATCCTCTCAGAAAAATCCAACTTGAATACGCCGAAAGGCGTCGTGCATTAATTGCCGCTGCTAACAAAGAATTGAGCCAGCAGCTACCGATTGAACAGCAGGCCAATATCCAGCGCAAACGCAATGTTGATATTGATAGGCTCAAAATTGAAGAAACCAACGCACTCATCGAAAAATTCAAGGAACTGAAGGGCGCTGGGTTTGAAGCCGCCATGGGCAGCGACCTGTTTTATGTGTCAGTTGAAAAAACCACCTCAGCAATGAAGGACTTCCGCGCTGGCATCGGTTCTTACATTGAAAGCATCGGGACATTGGGCGCCAACCTGAGCAATGTCACTCAGACCGCCTTCAAAGGTCTCGAGGATGCCATCATTTCGCTGACGACTACCGGCACCTTCAACTTCCAGCAGTTTGCGCTCTCAATCATCGAGGACGTTACGCGCATGATCACGCGCCTCTACATCATTGCCCCGATTTTGCAGTCTCTTAAGAATCTTGGCGGCGGCGCTGGCGGTGGATTGCTTGATGTGGCTAGCTCGCTCAGCAAGACGATCGGTTTTGGTGCAAATGCTATGGGCAATGTGTATGCCCAAAACGGCATCCAAAAGTTTGCTCGCGGTGGGGTCATCGACAAGCCGACAATGTTCCCCTTTGCCAAGGGCATCGGCCTGATGGGTGAGGCCGGACCTGAGGCGATCATGCCATTGCGTCGTGGCCGTGATGGACGGCTTGGTGTTTCAGGCGGCGGCGGACCTGTGACTGTGAATGTCAGCGTTGATGCAACTGGTTCAAGCGTGCAAGGCAATGGATCTGATGCCAATGCTTTGGGGCGCGCTGTTGCCAGTGCGGTACAGGCAGAATTGATCAAGCAGAAGCGACCCGGAGGACTGTTGCGCTAATGGCTACCTTCACCTATACGCCGAGCTTTGTTGCATCGGAACAGAGCGCACCAAATGTCAGGACTGTTCAGTTTGGCGATGGCTACAGCCAGTTCTTGAGGTTTGGCTTGAATACGAACCCTAAGACTTGGCAGCTCACGTTTGAAAATCGCACTGATACGGAGCGCGAAAATATCGTCGCGTTTTTGGATGCAGCCGGTGGCTGGGACATATTTGACTGGACTTCACCTCGCGGAATAGTTGGTAAGTACGTTTGCCAAGATTGGTCTGTGGATATGTTGAGCTGCAACAACAACACAATTCGCGCCACCTTCCGCCAGGTCTATGAGCCATGAGCAGCATTGTCAGCGGCCTTCAGGATCTCAGCCCCACATCCATCATCGACCTGTACGAGCTGGAACTGTTCGCAGCGTTGCATGGTGCCAACGAGACCTACCGCTTCCACGCTGGCCTAACGCTCAAAACCCCGAACACAGGCGTCACCTGGAACGGCAACCAATACACCCGCTATCCCATCGAGGTTGAAGGTTTCGAGTATCGGGGCGACGGTCAACTGCCCAGACCGAAGATCCGCGTCTCCAACCTATTCAGTCTGCTGTCGTTGGTGATGATCGAGATCAATGCCGACAACCCCGGCAACGATCTCTGTGGAGCCAAGGTCACCCGCATCCGCACGCTGGCACGGTATTTAGATGCCGTAAATTTCCCCGGCAACGTTAATCCTTACGGCACCCCAGACCCCACGGCAGAAGCCCCGCGAGAGATTTACTACGTAGACCGCAAAGTCACCGAAAACCGCAATTTGGTTGAGTTTGAGCTGGTTAGTGCGTTTGACCTTGCTGGGGTGCGTGCCCCCAAACGCCAGTGCATCGCCAACATCTGCCAGTGGGTCTACCGCAGTGCGGAGTGCGGTTACACGGGCGGAGCTGTGGCGGATATTTTGGACCGCGTACCCAGTGATCCGAACTACGACGGCACCGATAACTGCGGCAAGCGACTGAGTAGTTGCGAGCTTCGATTTGATCCTGACAATAAAACCATTGGCGTGCCGTTCGGCAGCTTCCCATCCATCGGCACCTACATCGGATGATTGCCTGGAAAACGGCTGCCCTGGAGCACGCCAAAGCTGAATACCCGCGTGAATCCTGCGGGCTGGTGGTCATCATCAAAGGCCGCAAACGCTACTGGCCATGCAAAAATCTGCTGCCGGGCAACGACCTGTTCATGCTCGACCCGGAAGATTACGCCAACGCTGAAGACGCTGGTGAGATTGCAGCCATCGTCCACAGCCATCCCGTTACAGCACCGCAGCCCAGTGAGGCTGACCGCCTGGCATGTGAAAAATCCGGCCTGCCGTGGCACATCGTCCAACCGATTCAAGAAACTTGGGGCGGCTGCGAACCCTGTGGCTACAAGGCACCGCTGATCGGACGCCCGTGGGTGTGGAGCGTCAGTGATTGCTGGACGTTGGCACGTGACTGGTATCAGGAAGAATGGCAACTGGAGCTACGGGACTGGGACCGCCCGACGCTGCCGAGTGACTTTGATGCCGCACCCATGTTTGAACGGTGCTACGAAGACACCGGCTTCAAGACGGTGCATCCTGATGACCCGCTGGAACGCGGCGACTTGCTGCTGCTGAGTTTGAACTCACCGGGGCTAAACCACTGCGGCGTCTACCTTGGTGATGGATTGTTCCTGCATCACATCAGCGGGCGGCTCAGTAGCCGTGATGTGTACGGCGGCTATTATCAAAAGAGCACAGGCCGTGTCCTGCGGCATACGAGCAGGCTGTGACGATGCTTCGCAAGATCAAGGTCTACGGGGCACTGGCGAAGTTTCTGAAGCGTCGTGTGTTTCGCGCTGAGGTTGCCAACCCCGCCGAAGCCGTCCGCTTCCTTATTGCGAATTATCCGCAACTGCGCGAGCACATGCGCGATCAGCACTACAAGGTGCTGGTATCCAACACGGCACTGGAGATTGGCGACCAGCCGGAGCAACTTGGCTACCCGATTGGCGCACTGGAAGAGGTGAAGATCATCCCGGTGATGGTTGGTGCAGGCGGCAGCACGGGGCAGATTCTTGCGGGCGTGGGCTTGATTGCGGCAGCAATTTTGCTTGGACCCCTAGGCGGTGGGTTTCTTGGATTGGGAGCTGGTGCATTTACATCGGGAGCCGCTGGAACGGCAGCAGTATTTTCTAGTGCCGTCGGCGCCATTGGTGCCTCACTGGTGCTAGGCGGTGTAGCTCAACTACTCACACCAGTTCCGCAAACAGCTACTGGAGCAGATAGCGAACAAGATCCACGCAAGTCGTATAGCTTCTCTGGAATCCAAAACGTCAGTCGCCAGGGTGTGCCAGTGCCGATTGTCTACGGCGAAACGATTGTCGGTAGCGTGACGATATCCAGCACGATCCTGACTTCTGAACTGACTTCTTGAGGCTGAATAAATGACTGACCCCAAGCAAATCGTTGGCGCAGGTGGCGGAACAGGCAAAGCCTTTGCTGGTGTCGGCGGAGCTGGTGGTGCAAGCGTACCCAGAGACAACCTAAACTCCGTCCAGTATGCCCGCATCCTGGAACTTATCAGTGAAGGCGAAATTGAGGGTTTCCCTGATGCGCGGCTATATAGCAAAGATGATCCAAATTATGCTTTTGCAGCTTTAAAAAATATCTATCTAGATAACACTCCTATTGTCAATCCAGCGGCAACAATGCCGCCAACCGATGCTGACTACAACTACAAAGGCGTTAAAACCTATCTCCGCTATGGAACGCAAGGCCAAACGTGGATTGAAGGCTTCAAAGCCAGTGAATCTATTTACAGCGTTGGCGACAAACTAAGCTTCAACGATCCTGTTACGCGCATAGTCACAGATACAACGGTTGATGCCGTTCGTATAACGATCAACGTCCCACAACTTCAGTGGTTCAATGCCAATGGGACTATTTCTGGGGCAAATGTAAACATCCGCGTTGACCTGTCATTGGGTGGCGGACCCTACACCACCTACATAGATAGCGGAAATACAATTATGCAGTTCAACGGAAGAACTGCCGACCTTTACCAGCGTTCTTTTGTTGTTAATTTTCCCAGGGGTGGTCCGTATCCAATCGGTGTACGGATTGTCCGCGAAACACCTGATTCTGGTGTTAACGATCCGCCGGGTGCCACACGCATTGATGCGATTTACTGGAGTTCATATTCAGAAATTCGTTACGCCACGCTCCGGTATCCAAATAGCGCACTCGTTGGGCTTGTAATTCCGGCCGATCAATTTTCCAGCGTGCCTGGAAGATCCTTCCGCGTCCGTGGCATCAAGGTAAAAATACCTAGCAACGCCCGACCCGCTCTGGGACCGTATGGCCGTGGCGCTCTGATTTATAAGGATGAGCCCTGGGACGGCACCTTCACGCAAAGTACCAGCGGCGGCTACACCTTTGGTGGTACGCAATGGACTTCAGATCCTGCTTGGATTTTGTGGGATCTGTTGAACTCAAAGCGGTACGGCTTTGGCGATCACATTGACACCACCAAGCTGGACAAGTGGTCATTTTTTGAAGCCAGCAAATACTGCTCGGCATTAAATACACGACCTAGCGGCACAACAGACGACTACCACCCGCAAACTGGGCGACATGGTTTGCCAAGTCCGGGCAGCAGCACCGATCCAAGCGAAATTTACGAACCCCGTTTTTCCTGTTCGGTCAATATCCAAACCCAGGAAGAGGCGTACAAGCTCATCAATGACATGTGCTCAACGTTCCGAGCCATGCCGTTCTGGAGCACTGGCACGCTGACAGTCGCCCAAGATCGCCCCACTGATTTCAGTTATTGCTTCACGCCCGCCAACGTCATCAACGGCGACTTCAACTACAGCGGTAGCAGCCTTAAAACCCGCCACACCGTCGTGCAGGTGTCCTACATGGACCTCGACGCCCGCGACGTGAACTACGAGGTGGTGGAAGATGCAGAAGCGATCGCAAAGTATGGCGTCGTCAAAGCTGACATTTCAGCCTTCGCCTGCACCTCTCGCGGTCAAGCCCGCCGCATTGGTGAGTGGCTGCTGTACTCGGAGCAAAACGAAACCAACACCATTTCATTCCAGACCTCAGCCGATGCCGGCATCATGGTCCGCCCTGGTGATGTGGTGCAGGTCTACGACCCGGTGATCAGTGGTGAGCGCAGAGGCGGACGCGTCAAAACTGCCACCACCACCCAAATCCTGATTGACGACACCACTCAAACGGTGATCCCCACCAGCACGCTCAATCCAGTCATCCGTGTGCTGCTGCCCGATGGGACGTTTGGCTCCAGTGTGATCGACAGCTCCAGCGGCAACCTGATCTACCTGCAGACCGCACTGACCGCAACGCCACAACCCGGTGCGGTGTTTGTCATCAGTTCGGATGATGTGCGCCCCACGCTTTGGCGCGTGTTATCTGTCACCGAAGAAGAAGGTGCCCTTTACACAATCACCGGCCTGGCATATTCGCAGCAGAAATACGACTATGTGGAGCGCGACCAGCCGATTCCGGTCCGCGACATCACCAACCTGAACGTGCCGCCCCCGGCCACCAGCAACATCCAAGCAACGGAATATCTGTACGAAAGCAATGGCCAGGTGGTCTCCAAGATCATCGTTAACTGGCAAGCCGTGCCAGAGGCATATCAATACAAATTCCGCTACAGACTCACGACAGGCAACTGGACGACTACCTATCCCAAGGCGCCCGAGTTTGAAATCATCGACACTGAAGTCGGAAGGTACGAGTTTGAGATTACAACTGAAAACTCTGCCCGCCGTGGATCCAATGCTGCTGTTGCCACGTTTGATGCCATCGGCAAAACAGCACCGCCGAGCACCATCCCGGATCTGTTTATTGCACCAATCGACGACAAAAACGCTGAGCTGTACTGGCCTCAGGCAACCGATATTGATGTGAAGATTGGCGGTCAGGTTCGCATCCGCCATAGCCCCTTGACTGATGGCACCGCCACATGGGGGCAATCCAACGACATCGTGCCCGCAGTCAATGGCAGCAGCACCCGCAAGATCGTCCCCCTGCTGGAAGGCACCTATTTCATCCGCGCCGTTGACTCCACCGACAACGAATCTGCTGGCACGGCAACCGTAATCGTCGATCTGCCGGCACCGCAGGACACACTGCTGATTCAGGAATACCGCGAAGAAGACAACAGCCCGCCATTTAACGGGACTGTGAACAACATGTCCTACAACGAAGAAGAGCTGGGTTTGATCCTGGCATCTGACACGTTGGTGGATGATATGGCCACTGACGGTGACTGGGACGCACTGGGTCTGATCGACTACATCGGTGGCGCCGCCAGCTCGGGCAGCTACCAATTTGCCGAAACCCTGGATCTCGGCGCTATTTACGACATTGACCTGCGGACCATCCTGAAGACCCGCGCCTACGAGCCGGGCAATTTGTGGGATGACCGCTTGGAAAACATCGACCTGTGGGACGACATCGACGGCGACGACCTTGGCGCGGCTAACTGCTCGCTTTATGTCCGCACCACCAGCGACAACCCCAGCAGCAGCCCGACCTGGGGGCTATGGCAGCCGTTCGTCAACAACACCACCCGTGGCCGAGGCTTCCAGTTCAAGGTGGAGGCCACCAGCAACAACCCCGCCCAAAACGTGGTGATCGAAGAGCTGGGTGTGGTGACCACCTTCCAACGGCGTATCGAAAGCGAGCGCAACAAAACCAGCGGCGCTGCAGCGTATTCGGTGACATTCCCAACCGCCTTCTACGGCACACCAAGCGTGGGCATCACGGCTCAGGATATGGATACCGGCGATTACTTCACGGTGAGCAGCATCAGCCGCACTGGATTTACAGTGACCTTCAGGAATAGTGGAGGTAGCATGGTGAGTAAGGTCTTCGACTACCAGGCTGTCGGCCACGGCAGGCAAATCGTATGAGCCAGGCAACCGATTACGTATTAGCCAACCAAAGCGGCGCCAACTTCCGGTCGGAACTGAACTCCGTGCTGGCGGCTGTTGTCAGCCAGAACAGCGGCTCCACCGCCCCGTCTACCACCTACGCCTATCAGTGGTGGATCGATACCGGCGTCAGCCCGGCACTGCTGAAGCTGCGTAACGGCGCCAACTCTGCCTGGATCACGATTGGCGATGTAACCGCCACCAACCTCGGCCTGGTCAGTACGACTGGTGCCACGTTCACGGGTGATCTGACGCTGAACGCCCAGAGCGATGTGCGCTTTGCCGACAGCGACAGCAGCAACTGGGTGGCACTGCAGGGCGCCGCGACGATCGCCAGCAACGTCACCTTCACGCTGCCCAACGCTGACGGCACCGCCGGCCAAGCGCTCAAAACTGATGGCTCCGGTGCGCTGGGCTGGGCGACCTTTGCGGCGTTGGCGACGGCTCAGACCTTTACTGCAGCGCAACGTGGCACGATCTCGGCGCTGACCGATGGCGCAACGATCACTCCCGATTTTGCGGCGGCCAATAATTTCAGCGTCACGCTCGGTGGGGGGAGAACATTGGCCAACCCGAGCAACCTGACTGCTGGGCAGAGCGGTGTGATCTGGGTGTCGCAGGATG